TAGAACCATTTGATTTCACAATACCTGTCATTGAAGTTTTAGTTGACATAATATAGGTTAGCACGTATTATAAGCCTTGCAATCAGCAATAAAGATTAATACTCTAAATCAGTGAGGGTTTTCCTTGATATTACTATCAAAAGGAATATTACCACACCTATATATATCATAGGTACACATAGCAAGCCAGTGTGCTCAAGGTCTGAACTGTAGTCTATCCTCTACACTCAAGTGAGATGACTACAGTTCCAAGACAACAAGAGAACTACAAGTAAGAAGCAAGAACTTTAGATAATACTTTACCAGGCAGAAATCTTTCAGTTGAATTTCCAGCTAGGGGGGTATTGTACTTGCTAAAAATCAGTGGGGGTTTTTACTAGGGAGGTCCACACATTCACTAACCCAAAAAATTTCCAAAAATTTTTTAAAAAAATTTTTTAGGTAATAGCCATTGTTTAAATTTAATTCTTAACTTTGCTAAATATTAATCTGAAACATCTATGCAATTAAACCCTCTACTTATTGAAGAACTAAAGTTAAAAAGTGCCCCTGATTTAAAGGCTTCCCTTCCTTTATATCCTGTAGTTAGAAGATCAGAAGAAGGTAAAGATATTGTGTTTAGTACTTTAGTAAGAAAAAAGTATGATGGGGTTTACTATTTATACCCTATGAAGTTTAAAGGAGAAACTGAAGCCAAAGCTATACATGGATTGCACTCTAATGTGCACCAATATCTTATGCTAGGAGTACACAACTTCCTTGATGTAAAGGATGATGATCAAACAAATGAAGTAACAAGACTTAAAAATTTATAGTTATGGCTGAGATAAACTCCCCAACCACTTTTAGACCTGATATAGATGGTCCTTCTATCCCTACTTTTATGATAATGTCAGGGGATGCATTGAGAAAACTCTATGTTTCTAGAGAATATGGTACTCAAATTGTAAATTGGGAAAAAGAAGGTACTGTTCCTTCTTGTGTACCTGCTAAAGAGTTTGAAGAACTCATAGAAAAATGGTCAAAAGAAGCCGAAAGTATATACCCAGGAGAAGGAGACCACAGAGTTAGGTTACTAGATGAAAATGGAGACAGAATTCCCATAGGAAGTGAAGTAGAATTTATCATAGAGGATAGACAGACAGAAGTTCCTGTTTGTGAAGAGGACCCTTGTGAGGAATATTTATGGGATCTTTCTCAACAAAAACCAGAAGATGTGGTAAAAGTAGAATACATCAACTGTAAAAAAGAAGTTGTTGTAATTGAAAGAACAGTGAGAGAATTAGGGATTAATGTGTACCTATGTGTATCAGAAAAAACAGTAAAAGCTGATCCTGATACTTGTACAGCAACTGGACAATACTGCAATTCATCAGTTTATCTATAATTTAAAATCAATATATGAGAATAATCCAAAAAGCAATACTTCAGCTAAAAGGTGCTGAGTATTACATTTATCATCTAAGTATTATCAATCCTTTTTTACCGGTGGAATTGACTCCAAAAGAAAGAGAAGTTCTAGGTACATTTATGTCATTTAAAGGAGACTTAGCAGATAAAGACAGATTTGGCACTACTTTTAGGAAAGAAGTAAAGACTATGCTATCCATGTCAGATGGTGGCCTGTCTAATCACCTTACTTCTCTTAAGAGTAAAGGTGCAATCCAGGAAGATTTACAAGGAATTATGCAAATAGCTCCTATACTTATTCCGGAAGACAAACAACAGTTTTATCAGTTTAAAATAGTTCAAGAGTAATGAAGTTAATTCATCCTGATTTAGTACAAGAGTACTATGATTCTATCAGAGAATCTCATCCAGGCTTAACATTAGAGCAATGCAATGAAATTTGTTCTGCTCCTTTTGTTGAGGTTAGAAAAGGGTTAGAATCAGGAGAATTTCCAACAGTAAGATTAAAGTTTTTTGGTACATTTGTAGCATATCCTAAGAGAGTAAAAGCAATTTTAGCTCAGTATGAGAAGATGTTTAAAGAACACAAAATCACTCCCCACAACTATTTTAAAAAGAAGGAACAATTAGAAAAATTTTTAAACAAACAAGATGAAAGCAAAGATAACTTTTAAGAATATTTATGCCTTTATTCAAGGGCACATCAGAGAGAAACTCTTCTACAGTAAAAGATGGAATTGGCTATTGCCACTGCACATATTTGAGCAGATTAACTACAGGTTATTTGTGATGAATAAAGAATGCTACTCTAATGGAGAGTGTGTTATATGTGGGTGTGCAACCCCGGCATTACAAATGGCAAACAAAACTTGTGATGGAATTTGTTACCCTATAATGTTAGATGAAACAGATTGGGTTATTTATAAGAGAGAGTACAATATTGAGTTTAGATATTGGAACTCTGACAAACCAAGAGAATTTGAACTAAAAATATCACATAAAACTACAATGTAATGAGTCACTGGAAAAACCCTACCATTAATTTAGGAATTATCAAAGCAGGTACTCCTAAAAAAGTTACTTTTATTGCTCTTCCAACTATGCCTACCATAGAGAAAATTAGACCTTATTGTGGGTGTACTACAACTAATCATAATAAAGAAACAGGAGAGTTGACTATCACATATAGTAATAGTCAAATTCCTGTGCAAGTGCAAGGACCTCAATCAATTACTAAAAGAATTGATGTTACCTATCAAGATGGACTAACTGAAGTATTAACTATTAAAGCTGTAAGAACAAGATAATCATGGCAAACAAACTCACCATAGCAGACTATGTAAGGTTAGCCAAAGCTAATCCAACAGTAGAAAAAGAATTTGAATACTTCAAAGAATATGTGTTCAATAGAACATTAGTTTGGGAAGGAGTAAAGAACCCCAAAGCAGGGGGTAGTCTGCACAATGTAGCAGGAGACTCAGGAGGTTGGACTTTATGGGGTATTGCATACAACCATAACAAAGAGATGTTTAAAAACTTTGATGATTTTAAAGACACAACTTATGAAGAAGCTGCGGCTATTGCTTACACTAAGTATTACAGAGCTATTAATGCTTTCATACTTCCTCTTGAATCTAGGCTTATGTATTTTGATACTGCTTATAATATGGGGAATGCTAGGGCAATCAAGATAATGCAAGGGTGTGCAGGAGTGCCCCAGGATGGAATCATTGGTCCTGCAACTAGAGAGAAAATGCAGTATGTAACTGAAGAATGTTTATACAAGGCCAGAAATACTGCTTATCATAACTTAGTTAAAGCAAACATTAAACTCAACAAGTTCTTAAAAGGATGGTTAAACAGATCAATAGCAATCTTTAAAGTTTAAAGTATGTCAAAAAAATTTAGAATGTACATTACCACTCTCTACATTGACTTTCAGATAGGAGTTAATGTAATAGGGTTACCAGTTTTTCACAGTCATAGTGTAATTATCTCAAAAAAAATCAATGAGATAGATGCCAAAAAATACGGAATGTTATGAGTTTATTATTCACAGTAGAGAGCAAAGTAGTTTCTCCAAGTACAGAAACTCTTCTTATATTTCCTTTCAGAGAAATATGGGAAAGAGATGATTCAGTAGATAAAAGGTATGCTATTGAAGACTTGTCATATATAGAGTTTATGGCATCAGTACAAAAGTCTAATCCTTACTCAGGTTACCCTGAACACCAAAGACCTGATAAAATTATCAAAGACATAATCACTAGAGCAGAATGGGACCAAGATGATCCATTACTTCTTGCCGGTATAGAGAAACTAAAGCAATTTCAAGCAGAAGCATCAGTGACTTACAACTACTATATGGCTGCTAAAAATGCTGCAGAAAAAATGCAGTTGTTCTTTACAACATTTACTATGGCAGATGTAAACCTTAGAACAGGTGCTCCTATATACAAACCTAAAGATATAACCTCAGCTTTAAATGATACCTCTAGAGTGCTTGAAAACCTTAATACTTTAAGAGAAAAAGTTGATAATGAGATATTTGAAGAGGTTAAAAAGAAAGGACAAAAAGTAGTAAGTCCATTTGCAGATCCTTCAAGTTTAAAATAATTGTTTATCTTTACACTTTATTATTTAATAATCTAAATCAAAACATTATGGCAAAAGTAGTAAAAGGCAGATTAATTGAGGTTGATAATACAGACAGAAAGTTTGGATCAGCTTTATCTTATATTGCAGTGCAAGTAGAAGATGAAGATGGGTCTAATGAAAGATGTATTCTTTTCACCCAAGATGAAATCAACAAAGCTTATGAAAGAGCTAAGAAAAATCCTGAAGACCTTACTGAGAAAGGATTTTTTACAAATTTATTTGATTAATTTAAACCCTAGAAAACATGGCAAAGAACCTAGCATCTATGTTAGATAATGATGATATGGAAGAAGTAACTTCTTCTGAGTCAACAAAAAGTACAAGAGGGACTATTCCTGCTTTATTACTTAAAGCAAGAACTGATGCTCATTTAACTCACTTGAGACAAAAAGACAAAACTCTTGCACTACATAATGCTATGAGTATTTTCTATGATTCAGTAGGAGATTTAGTAGATACTTACATTGAGACTTCAATGGGTATTGATGACTCTTTTACACTAGAAGAAGTAGATGAATCAGAAGTTATTGCTAATCCTTTGACTTATTTTAAAGGTTTGTACAAAACTATTTTAGTAGAAAGAGAAAGTATTAAAGAACCTTTTCTTTTAAATCAAATTGATGAGATGACTCAACTTATTGCTCACACTTTGTACAGACTTAAAAACATTGTTACATAATATATGGATTCTTATAAACAAATTACTCATAATTGGAAACCAGATAGTTGGAAATGGAAAAAAGAAACTACTAATTGTTTAGAAGAACAAGAGTGTGAAATAACTTCAAAAATGTTTACAGAAAAACCCAGTTTTTTAAAAAAATATAATCTTCACTCTATTACTTTTTACACTAAAGAAAACTGGGTACAAGTTCTTGTTAGATTTACTTATCAGTTTACTTTAAGTAAAAATTTTAAATTATTTAGATATAAAATATGAGTCAATTAGGATCAATTAGAAACCCTGATGGGATTTGGATTAATACAGAAGTATTCAGAGAAGAAGCTAGAAAGTTTCAGAAGTATGGGACATACTGTCTAGATCCCTGGGGTTCTCCTGATTGGTTTTCTTATTGGCAAGAACAAAGAAATAGAATCATCTATGGTTATGCTTCAGGTGGAGTAAAGATTACAGGTGACCATTATTTCTACTTAAATTTTTGTCCTATCTTAAAAGTAGAGGACACAACCCTTAAAAAATCTTCTAAAGTAACTGACTTCCCTGACTTTTGGGATGGAGATTACAACTACTTTTGGGCAAGAGAAATTACCTTCAATGGTATAGTTGATGGTTTAGGAGTGCAGACAGAATTTGTAGAAACCTGCAGATTCCATGCTAAGACTATGCCGGAAGCTGAAGCTCATAAAAAAGCTTTAGAAAAATTATTTGCAGGCCTTCAACTAGAAGTAAAAATAGAAGTAGATTATCTAAATGGGGGATATAACCTTATTGTAGGTAAATCAAGAAGAAAGGGGTACTCTTATAAGAATGCAGCTATTGCAGTTAAAAACTATTTATGTTATCCTAAAGCATTGACCATTTTTGGTGCTTATGAAAAGAGATTCCTTTTCCCTAAAGGTATCTTTACAATGGCTACTAATTACCTCAACTTTATCAATGCCAATACAGCTTGGGTTTATCCTAAAGATGTTGTAGATAAAATGGATCACGTTAAGGCCTCAACTATTGAGTATAGAAATGGAGTTAAAGTTGAGACAGGTTTCTTAT